TAATGATTTTGTTGCCAAAGCGTGGAAAATCTGCAAAGGTAATAATACTGTACATCGTACAGCTATCGAGCACTATGACGTTATTAGAAGGGAATTAGATGAATATGAAAAATTTACTAACAAGTGATTATTTTGACGATAATAAAGAAATTATTGATTACGCGTTTAATGAAGATGTTATTCTTGATGAAATGCAAGAATATATTGACAGCACTTATAACGCTCACTATGCTCAGTCAAATTATCAATCAACTGAAATCATTGAAGACATGGGCCATGGCATGGGTTTTGCTCTTGGCAATGTAATTAAGTATTGTCAAAGATATGGCAAGAAAGATGGTTTCAATCGAGATGATTTGAAGAAGGTAATTCACTATGGAATTATTGCATTAGCAATACACGATCGTGAACAAGCAAGGCCTCATGAATAATTACCATTGAGAACTTAATTGACCTTTGCCAGCTGGATTACATTTCCAACGTACAGCTTTATATCCCGGCATGTGTCTAGACACTAGTCTCCCCATGGCTAGTGCACGTTCTTCGCATGCCTCATATGATTTATATGGACCTCGCTGATCTTCGAGAACTTTGCAATAACTCGGATCACTTACCAAACACGCCATGACTAGTGCAATATACATTACTTGCCTTGTCCTCTATATCTTTTCAAACTACGTCTTTTATGTTTATTCATAGTTGAAGTTATTGGTTTACGACCAATTGACGTACCATGCTTAACTGGTTCATGAACTGAAACTGTTCTAAATAATTTTGGCATTACTAATACTCCTTATCGGCTATACCAAACTGCTCCAATAACTACAGTGATTCCAACAAGAAGTATGCCTCCAATTATCATCATTGTTTTGATGTCTTCCCACATCTGCATCTCTGCTTTACGCTTTGCTATTTTAGCTCTTTTTTCAGCTTCCCTTGCTTCTCGAATACGCTTTGCCCTCTCTTCCAAGATACCTTTCCAAGTACCGTGGCCAAAACGAAAATCAATAAGTGTTGCTATTTCTTGTAATTTCTCGGCAGCTAACTTTGCGTCAATTGTTTCTCTTGCAATATGCGTAGTGTCAAATTGTTCTATGACACCCATACCTTTTTGATTTTGTTTTCTATCGGTTTCGTCTTTTCCTCTTAAAAGACCGTCAATTGCGCTACCAAGTTCACCGATATCTTTACACGTGTCTATGTTCGATTTAATAAAATCGACACTACTTTTTACGAGTGCTACTCCTGCTAATATCTCCGCTACTGGCATCTGTGGATTCCTTTGTTTCAGTAAACTTTGGTTTTTCTCTCATCATCAATTGAGTATTAAACTTAAACATTACTGGTTCTTTATTCTTGCTATTGTGAATCATCAGGTTAATTGCCTTGTAACCGTCACCCATAAAAATCAGTCTGTTGTTCATATAAAGACGTGATTTCGTAGTGCAAGTCAGATCTAGCACCATGTTTTCATGCCTATATAAACCCATACCAGTATTTATAGAGAAAGCAGTTAAATTTGTATATTAACTGTTTACTTTTGTGAATATTTGTGGTATAATAAATACAATTGAAGATGTTTGAGGGAAGACTGGACCCGGGGGCGGTACCCGGCACCTCCACCAATATACATTCGAGGGTGTATGCTTATGGGGGTGAAATAGGATCGACAGCTGACTGAGTCTTCAAAAACGTAAATGCAAACGATAATTTTGCACCTGTAGATTACGCGCTAGCCGCGTAGTTGTACTGAGCCCGCCGGAGCTTGGAAACAGAATCCGGCACCTTCGGCACCTCAACAAAGGAGATAGGTATGCCACCAAGAAATCATGTTAATTGGCTGAAGAAGCCAAAAGTAGAATTTGTAAGCAGTGAGATATATTCATCATATGATATTTTTGAACAGGAACAAAAAATGATTTTTGAAAAAGTTTGGGTTCCTATGTGTCACATTAGCGAGATGAGAAACAAAGGCGACTATCGAACAATCCAAATTGCAGGTAAAAGAGTAATTGCAATAAACATCGATGGTGAGAATGTTAAAGCATATTATAATACAAACGATATAGATTTTCGTAAACCTTCTGGAACTATTACATATGATGGTTGGGCAACAACAGAAAAACCATTACGTTCTGAAGTCAAATATGGACAAATGGTTTGGGTAACATTGAATCCAGATCCAGTGCCATTAGATGAATGGCTTGGTGGAGCCTTTGACTGTATCATCGATGCAATTGATACCGAAGAGCTTGAGGTATTTCACTATCATAAAGCAATTATAGATACCAACTACAAACTATGGCACGACACTAATTCAGAGTTCTATCACGACTTTATGCACTACTTCAACAGAGTGTCAGGATTCAACGATGAGTACTTCGCAAGAAAGAACATTCCTTTTGATAACGGTCACGTTAACGTTAGTAGCTTTACTGTTAACTATGAAGAGTATGACGGTTTCGAAGACCGCGGGGAACTATCTTTTCCCAATCTGCCGCCCAACCAGTGGTACATGGTCGACCTCTTCCCAGGCTATAACTTCAACCTTCGTGGTTCAGCCTATCGGTCGGACATTGTAACTCCAATTGGTCCAAACAAAGTTATGATTGAGTTTCGTGGATATGGTTTGAAAAAGGATACACCAGAAGAAAGAGAAAGTAGAGTCAAAGCGCACAACACTATTTGGGGACCGTTTGGCCGTAACTTACACGAAGACTTGATCGGTGTTGCAGGTCAAGGTACCACAATGAGAGAAGGTACAGAACCACGCAACATACTTCATGGTAGACACGAAAACAGTACTATACATGACGAAGTTGGTATGCGTCACTACTACGAAGCATGGGGACGTGCTATGGAGTTAGATCCATCGTTGCGAATGGCGGCATAAAATGCAAATTATATGGCACATCGTATTGACTGTATGCTTGTCAGGCGACTGCCGCATACAAGATGTGCAGTGGTTTGATGAAGAACAAGAATGTAAATCAATGTTACATGTTTATAGAGCAATTCCGCCAGACGGTGATTGGGATACTATAGATTATGTATGTAAACCTGTAGGGAGTGAACCAGCTTGAGCACTGATGAATTAAAAGAAAGACTCGCAGTTGTTCTAGAAGAAATCAAAGACGTTATGCAACAACGTAAAGATCAAGTAGAACATCTGCGAGATCAGATTACTTTTATGGAAAATGAAAACGAATTCCTTGAGAAAAAAGTACAAGAGATTATGAATGATTTTTAAACCAGTAGGGAGTGAAGCGACGTAATGGAAGAAGAAAAAAAGAATGGACTGAAGCTTAAAAACGATCACAACGAATTTGAATTAGCTATGAGATTTCTTGGCAATGAAATCGTTGCTATCAAGTTAGCGGCTCACAATTTTAATGGTAAGCTATTAATGTGGAGTATGGTTTTATTATTCTTTACATTTATGATTATGGAAGTATTTGGATTTAGCGCGTTTTTCGGAGTACCAATTGATTAGTAATGAATATGTACTAGAAGAAATTGATTGGCCAACAATACACGTGATATGGGCAGATCGACTATGGCCGGGTCGACCTCAAATTAGACCTTACACTCCAATGATTAACGCTACTGAACTTGATATGAATATTCATAAACGAGCTAAAGACAATTGGATGTATCACAATGGAGTTTTCTGGGGCGTTAGATATTTGCCGCAGAATAAAATCATTGGTGTAAATTCAGGTCACCAATGTAATAATACACTTTTTAGATCTCGTGGATTATACGTTTTCAAAGAACATACAAGACGTGGTCTTGCTCAATGTTTATTAAAAGCAACTATCGATTTTGCGCGTGATAAAGGCTTTGAAAAGATATGGTCATATCCGAGAGACAAATCAATACCTACATACAAAGCAGTTGGATACGAAGTTGGTGAACCACACGAACACGAAGCTTATATAACAGCTGATGGTGTACAGCTTTATAGGTGGAATGCATATGCCGAGCTGAAATTAAAATGAAAAAAAAATAATATTTTGCTCACTTTTTTGTTTACATACGTGTTTTTTCGTGATATAATATACTTATAAAATGAAAACAGGAAGGTTACATTATGGCTCATTTAGTTGAAACTATGGCTTACGCTGGGGAAGTTCCTTGGCATGGCCTCGGTGTTCCGGTCTCAAACGACCTAACACCAGCACAAATGATGGAAAAAGCTGGAGTGGATTGGAAAGTCCGTGAAGTTGAATCCTTCATTGAGTTTGATGGTAAGCGTATGGCTACCGGTCAAAAATCATTGGTTCGCGAAACCGATTGTCGCATTCTTACTAACGTTGGTGAGAATTGGAATCCAGTACAGAACGAAGATGCTTTTAACTTCTTCACTGAATACTGTATGTCAGGTGATATGGAAATGCATACAGCTGGTTCGTTGAAAGACGGTCAGATGGTATGGGCTTTAGCAAAAGTCAAAGATTCATTTGAACTCTTTGGTGGCGATAAAGTTGATTCATATCTTCTTTTCTCAAACCCTCATCAATATGGTAAGTCAATTGATGTTAGGTTTACTCCAATCAGAGTAGTCTGCAATAATACTTTATCTCTTTCTCTTGACGCTAAGACTGATAAGTCTGTTAAGGTTGGACATAGAGTTCAGTTTGATGCTTATGAAGTCAAAAAGGCTCTAGGTATTGCTCATCAAAAGCTTGACACTTACAGAGAAATGGCTGAATTTCTTGGTAAGAAGAGATTTACCGTTGACTCATATATTGAGTATCTCAATAGTGTATTTCCACGTACTGCTGATAAGCGTGTACAAGGAATGGGTTTAAGTAAAGAAACTCTTTCTCGAAATGCTAGAGATTGTTATGATGCTCTTGAGTCACAGCCGGGTGCTAACTTTGCCGAAGGTTCTTGGTGGCAGGCATTTAATTCAGTCACTTATATTTGCGATCATAAACAAGGTCGTAACAGTGATAATCGTCTTTATTCTTCTTGGTTCGGTGGAAACCAACTTCGTAAGAAGAAGGCACTTGAAAGCGCTATTAAGTTTGCGGAGGTTGCATAATGAAAAACGTAGTGACAATTGGGCTCATCCTTACGGCTGGGCTCGTACTAAGTGGTTGTGGTCAATTTGGAAAGCGTGAAATGATTAAGATCGTTCAATCTGAAAAGGCTGAATCAATTCCTAAGTGGTATGTCAATACGCCTGAAGATGAAGATGGTATGATCTTTGGTTCAGGTACTGGCTTGTCATCTGATCTACAGTTCTCTATGGATAAAGCGATGCATCAGGCAAAGGTTGTCCTTGGCGATAAAATTAGTAATGTCGTATCGATGGAAATGAATTCATTCACAGCGGATGATTCATCAACTGGATTATCTGGTGTTGCGATTGAAGAAACTCAAAAAGTTTCAAAGTCTGGATATTCTAAAATCGATGTTTCAGAATATGACGTTGTAGATAAAGCTGTTACTTTAGAAGGTATGAGTTATCGTACTTATGTTCTTCTTAAAGTCGATCCAAAAGGTCGTAAAAACCAGAATCCTGTAGTCGATCCGGCAGCAGTGAGTAAGGTTAAAGACAAAGCACGAGTCACTTTGGAAAAGCTTAACTAATGGCTCAGGTAATCGTAATATGTGGATTTATATTCTTCGCTCTGCATTGGTTGGTGAACGAAACGCCACCATCGCAGATGGCGAAGTGCAATTGTCCAAAATTACCTGATAACTACTTTGTGGTAAAGACAGATGAAACAGTCACCTGTCTTAATACCGAACGTGAAAGAGAAATCAAACAAACAATCAGCTCAGCAAAGGTAGAACTAAGATGAAACAATATGTAATTGGATCATTCATTCTTTTAACTGCATGTAATCCACCTGCTCATGCAGCATCAACACAAGATCATTTCAAGCAGGTGATTAATAAAACGCCATACACTGTAGAGGTCTGTACTGACCAAGCTGTGTCTGGTGATAAAACTGGTGATGCTCTTATGGGAGCAATCATTGGTGGTGCTCTTGGTAATAACATCAAAGGAGAAGAGAATGGTGGAGCAATTGGAGCTGTTATTGGTGGCATGCTTGGTCATGCAAATAGTGATGCTACTGGCGGGACTAAGAGAGTGTGCTCTGTTGAAACGAGATATAACGAGGTGGCTCAAACCGTCTACTCTCACTCAACTGTCACATTCACTCACCAAGGCAAACAATATACGTTGAGGTTTACAAAATGACAATGAAAGCACATAGACCAGAAATTATTCAGGCTTGGGCCAAAGAAAATGGTTTTAGACAATTTATTCGTTATGAACCAAATGAACGTAGGCTTAAACCTAAAAAAGATTATGGTTATCGAAGAAAGCCAAATAGACCTGCCAGATAGAGCTCTAATCTAGTATAAATAGCTTTATGCTTAGATTTAAGAGATATCTGGAGGAAAGAATGAAATTTGTCGCTATGCCCCCTGGTGAGTTCGCCAAACTCAACTCTCAAACTGGGGAAAAGCGTACTGACATTCTTCGTCGCCTTATGAAAACTGGTGAAGCGATGCCGACAGTTGACGGTGTCGAAATTGTTGTTAAAAATACACCTGAAAATAAGGCAGCAGTCGATCGTCTCGAAAAAGAAAAAAAGCCACAAAAATTAGATACAGACAAAGGTGAACTTGCTAGTAGTAAAATTGGTAAGTCAAATGTCTTTGGCGGTGCAAGCGGCGGATCTGGCGGTGGAACAAAACAAACAGCTGACGCTGAAAGCGCTCAATGTGTTTAT